GATAACTGACTCAGGATTCCAATATTTATACTGATCGAGTGCAATTCTTCGTAATTCCGGAAATTCATACCTTCCTTTGATGGCATCAACTAAAATTAAATTTGCAGGTGAGTCTTCATTTGGGTAAAATACGCCCCAAGTCGTAATTGCACTAAAATCGGCCGTTTCTTTCTTCAAATAAGCAGTGTCATAGCTCTGAATTACGTAATGTAAATTTGGAATATAGTCTTCATCCCATTTTCGCCACCATTCTCGCTTTATAAGCGCTCCTTCTTCAGAAGTTGGACGTTGCATCCATTGGGCATTCCATTTTCCAACTGGAAGTGTTGCTTTTACCTTCTCTAATTCGTCTAATTTCCAATATTCAGGCCAAACGGCTTCAGGTTTAGGTCCGTGGTCCAAGATCGCCGGAAATTCGACCACTTCCCACTGATCTCCTTTAATTTCAGTTTGGTTTTTTAGCAAAATTCCAGTTAAATCTTTTTTACTCCATCTAGTCATTACTAAAACGATTTTTGCGCCTGGTTGCAAACGCTGTCTAGGACCAGATGTATACCACTCATACGCATTTTCCATGGCAGTTGGAGAAAGTGCATCTTGCTCAGAATGAGGATCGT